CACCAGCACCAGTACCAGCACCAGATGACCCGGATACATACGCTGATAACAAATTAAAAATGCTTGTTGGATCGTTGTCCTGCATCGGTATATTAAATGTAACTCCGGATATGTAATCAACATCGTCGGCTCTTGAAAGAGTAGACGGTGCCGGCACAGTATTATTATTATTTGTGGGTTGGCGTGAGTCGCGAACCGGCACACGTTGTTGTGGTTGTGGTTGTGGCATAGTATCTTGAATTGACCGAAACATCGCATTTGTGTTTCGAACGTGCTCAAAATACGTTTCTAAAAACGATGCGTACGCGGCGCTCGTTTGGTTGCCATTATTATTATTATTATTATTATTATTATTGTATAATCGCGATCGATACATTGGTTAGTTTGTTTGTATATTGTAATATTGTATACAATATGATTACTTTTAAATTAAAATTAAATTTAAAACTAATTAGATTTTAAAGTTTTGCCACCATTATTGGCAGAACCAGATCACTCATTCCAAATCCGGCCATTTTTTGAACTAGGCGGTACTGCTTGACGTCGTCGTAATCGAGCATAACTTCGTTGCATGCGAATTTGTCTTTGGAGTATTGCGCTATCAGCGGCATCAGCACGGCGTTCGTGTAATTCACGGTATCGCGCACAACCGGCTGGCTCACGCTGACCACCGATGATGATCCTGGTGGCGACAGCGTATTTTTTATTTTCTGCTGAATCGCGGTATCGATTTCTTTCTTTAATTCCGCCATTCGTTTAGAATGTTCAATGTTGCACGTGACATCGTAATATCTCAGTCTAAAATAGTCGTACTTCGTAAACGCGTCTGTCATTCGTTTTTGCATTTTTCCGAAATCCGCTGCAGTCTTGTCTTCCGTTGAATAATTAAAGAGCAAATCTAATTTTAACCGAATGATTTTATCTTTCAGTATTTCAATATCGGCGTATCTCTCGTTCATCAGTGCTTCTAAATGGCCATATTTAGGTTTCGCTTTTACAATAACGCGGTTGCACGGATTGGTTGGAGCGTCGCACGTGATGCGTAATTCGCCGCTTTCGGTTGAAAATGTCATTTTGCACGGCTTTCGACATAATTCGCATACGTGCAATAGTTTCAATCCGTTCCGCTTTTCGGCCATTGACAGTCCGCGATTTATTTCTTTGGATAAGAATTTTTCCTTCATTTCTCTCGTTTTCTTTTCGTACCGTTCCTTTATTTTATAGAATTCGCTTATACCGGCTTCAATATGGCGTATATTCGCCTGTTCGGTTGGATCTGCGGCCGGTGCGGAGGATGATGACGTGGATGACATTATTGTTTGGTTTGTTATTGGTTATTGATATTTAGTTATTATTAAATATTTTAAGTTAATTCTTAATTATTGTACAATTATATTATTATTTTATAATATATATATATATAATATATAACACACCAACACATCAAAAATAATGAACAGTACTCGCTCGCACCGACAAATCGCTCGAAGAAGACATCAACAGCGCCTGCAAAGATCGCGTGCCGCACGCGAATTAAGTAATAGAAGTACTAGAAGCAATCCATACACTAATAGCAGAAGTAGATTCGGCGGCGGCCGTCGTTTGAAAATTAAAATGATGGGTGGTTGAGGGCAAGCCATGGCATAAATGCCACCACCACCAATCATAATATGCTACGCGCTTGAAAAACTATTTTCATTTATGACGGTGCAATACAAAAGTTGTGCGCATTAGCGCCCAGCCGTATGCAACCCGACCACCCCGCCTGCAGCATATAATCCATACATACATATACGACTATGATATTATGAGACAAACAACTTGTTCATATTCGTAACTTCCATTTTTTCGCCAGCGGGTACCGCCAAAAATAACTTTTTGATATTGGCATCGTCGCGGAATCGCACGGTATAATCCTGCTGCAGCGCGTTTCGCCCGATTCGCCCCATCGCTTGAATCGTTTTTTCTTGCGTAATTGTCGCTAAATCTTTTCCAATGTACCCGTGGCAGAACTGGTAGTTGGTTCCGTAAATATAGTCCGACGACGCGATAATCAAATACAGTTTTTGGGTTTGCGCCAGACTTTTGATAATGTCGCTGTACTGCGTGTTCTGCGCGTTTGCGCTCATTTGCGGCGATATCGCCCCAATGCCCATTAAAAGCAGCAGCTTCCAAATATTGTCGACGGGAAGCAACATGATTCGCTCCACCGTTTCGGGATCCACATCACTCGTGCACTGATTTGTTTTTTCTATTTTACCATCGGTCCATTCGTACAAGTGTTCGCTGCTGTTCGGTATAAACAGCTCGTTCAATGTGACGGTTTTAACCATCGACCGCAATTCGCCCAACCGCGCGTGCAACTGAAACAGCTCGTCGCATTTTTTTATCACTTTATCCGATTTGTCGTTAATGCACATTTTGGAATCCTGCTCTTTTTTGCTTACGGATCGCCCCCCGCGCACACCTCCACCTCCGCCACCTCCGCCCGCATCTCCTCCCGCGCCTCCCCCTCCTCCGTTACCACCTTCGCGTTTATTTCGCTCATCATCAATGCGTTTATCTACCTCGTCTATGCGCTCGGTAAGTTTTTCATTGAACTCGATATCCTGCATAATGTCATCAAAGACTGTAACGGGAATATTTGCAGATTGCAGCGCAAATTTCGCCACTTTTTCCACATCGTCGGTCAAGTAAATGGTGGGCCCGTCCGTTAACGTGTGCGCATCAGCCGTCGCAAAATAAATGCTGGAATCGTATAATCGCGCACGAGTTGAGAGTAGTGCGTCGCTCAAACTTTGCCAAGCATCCGGAGTTATATTATCCAGCATATCCAGATAGTACATTTTTATGCTCATCATCGTAATGTCTGTTATTTTACCCGCAAAGTATCGGAAAATGGAATACTTGGAGGAACTTACTGCCCCCATTTTATGCGCGGCGCAAATGAAACGCACCACCTCGCGCAGGTCAAAGTAGCGCATAATCGTTCGGTACTGCTTGCAATGCGCGACGCTTTCCTTGACTAGACCGTAGCTGTCGCGCGCAAACAAGTAGTGCGGTAGTTCCACAAATCCGTCCTTGTTTACAATCGGGACTGACTTCTTGCAGTCGTGACTGATGATGCTGTGCGTATCGCCACCAAGAAACCTGCTGCGAAAATCATTTAACGTGCTGCGAATCTCGGCTTCTTGCGGCAGTGTGGCCGACGACAGCACAATATTCGGAATGATGTTTTTTGCCCACGTGTTGTGTATAATCGGGTGATATGCGTGCTCCGCGTAGTCCAGCATAATGGTGGGCTCGTCCCAGTACATTACGAGCTTGTCCAGCGGGTTGAATGCGTGCATGTAATGCATTGCGTACAAGTAGGATTTCACGTCGCATATCATAAGCTCGACATTGTCGCCCACACTGTTGTCCACTTTGCGAATACCGCCGGTGCGCCAGTCGCGCGTGGCCTCCTTCGCCGCAAAATAGTGGAGGCGGATATCGTCAATGTTGTTGCATCCGAACGCAAACGCGACCTTCTTCTTCATAGTGATGGCCGACTTTGCCAGCGCAATTCCCACGTGTCGCGCGGCGCAGATAAAAATAACGCGAAATTGCTCGGTTATTCCCAGCGGGGACAGCGTCTTGCCGGTACCCGTGGGGGCAATGTACAGCACCAGTTTCGGTTCGGGGCGTTTAATGATGGTAAACAGCTGCTTCTGGTGCTCGTACAGCTGTAGGTTGGCGTACCTGTGCACGAATTCGTTGCGTTCCACATAGGCGTACGCGTTTTCTACAAAATGCAGCGTGTTTTCGGTCGTGTATACGTCGGGCTCGTAATATTCGATCGCGTGCGAGATGAACGAACCGACATTGGCGTTCAGGTGAGGAACATTGTTATTGAATAGTACCGACAAGCTGTAATAGTAGTAGGTCCATTTCGCGCGAGCTGCGGGCAGCCGGTTGTATTTATGTTCGAGCATCTTGTCAAACACGTCAAACAGCACGGTTTCATAAATGCTGGTCATTTGCGCCGGATCGGTCTTTATATTGTCGATGCGCATCCTGTCTATTTTTTTTATTTCTTTCGAAGTTCCGCGAATCCCTTTCCAAGACGCAAACACGTCCTTTAATGCCGGTTCTCTGGGACCCAGTTTGGCAATGAAGTCGCATTCAATTTTGCGGTGCCGTTTCACCAGCTGCTCAATGGCCTGTTTATAGAATACGGAATACAGGTGAAAATGCATTTCGTCCGACGGGGTTATTTTTAAATAGCTGAGCAGCGATAGCTGGCTCGATTTGCTTATTAGCACATTCGAGTACCCGTCAATGATGAGCCGCATTATGTCCTGTTCGGATTGCGGCTCGGGGATTTCGGTGTAGTCCCACTCGCTTTTTGTGAGCTTTACCTGTTTTGTGATATCATCATTTAACGCGGCGACTGCGGCAGCAACCGGTAGTGGCAGTACTGCGGGAGCAGGACATTGCCCTGCATTTGCGTGGTCGACGACGGAATTAGTAGCGGCAATATCACCATCAGCATCGCAAACAGCATCACTATTGCAGAGATCATTATTAGAAATAGTATCATCGTCGGTTTCACTTTCTACAGAATTGCTCATAAAAACTCGATGCGTGCGATCGATGACGTATTTGAGTTTAGCTACTAAATATAGTAGCGTCTATTTAATTGTTTTTCGCTATATATTTTTATTCTGCTGCATTGTTGTTAAAAAAATTGAATAAAAAAAACAAAATTAAATACTTACTGCATAGGCAAGCCAATCTTACCGACTACCAACAAACAACATTCAATGCGCGACATCTTTATCGGATACAAAACGGGATCTAGGGAATGGGTGTACGACCGCAAACGATTCAGCGAAGGCGAGTTTCGTTTGGTCTTTGGACCCATTCTTCCCAACGAACTCATTCACGAAGCGGCTGCGGCATTCCTTGCGGTGACACATCTCGACGTTATACTCTTCTCGGTGCCAATGAATCTCAGCCACCCCGGACTTCAGCGCGACGTTGTCTTCATCCAGCAATTCGATTCGCAATACTGGAACATGTTCAGCTTTCTGAGCGGTACCCGAAGCCAAAATTCGGATTTTAATCGCGCGTTTGAGAATGCGCATTCGGGAGCATTGACCGAATACGACATCATCGACCTCATTGAACCGACCAACGACGCTCACCAGCAAGCGCTCATCGGGACGTGGTTCGACATCGACAATTGGTTCGAGATTCTTCGCTCGTACGATTTTGAGAGTCTTGACGAAGTCGAAGACATCATCAATGGTCGCGCTCCAGAACCGCTCAACGCCGGAGCAGACGTATTCGTTCCTGAACTCGCGCCATCCCAACTGCAGCCACTGCAGATCGCTCAATGGAGTGTGCTAGATCTGCTCTAGGGGGGCGTACGTCCCCAGACCCCCTCCTAACAAATGAGGGGTGCGGGGAACCCTTGGTTCCCCGAAACTAACTTTTTAAATTTTAATCAATGATCTATCCCCAAATTTGATATTCTTTTGTTAAAGTTGCATCGTGATGAAGAGAGAATGTTTTGTTCTCGGTAGAAAAGAAACTCGGATACAGAATACTCCAATCCAAATTGTGGTCCAATAACCCCAGTTTGGTATAGATATATCCGATCAATGCGCTACAAAAGAACTGGCTTGTTTTCTGTGGATTCAGGTCTTTTTTGCAGTAGGCCTCGATCCAATCCGCGACAATCACGTCGTACGGCTTATCGTAAACCACGCCGTGAATTTCTCTCAATCGGTCCATATTGAATATCTTCCTGTACTCTTCATCGTTTTTAAACTCGATTCTTCGCGAGTATATCTTCCCGCCGTACGTCTGAATGAAATGATCAAATGGGATAAATTGAACGCCGAACTTTTTCGTTCTATCTTCCGGATCCGGTACGTCGGATATACCGGACGTCCACACGAACGTGCCTTTTAATGGGACGTCTGTGAACTCGGGATCAACCACGATCATTCCCACGTGAGAGAAATCACTCTTGGTCATAAATTTGATAACCCAGCTAAATAGCCCCCACGAATTGTATTGCAGATCATCGCATAAAAGCAGGTCACCGGTTTTCAACGTTTTTTTCATTTCTGCAAATACTGGAGTTAATTCCATAATATATTTTTTCGATATAGTATAAAAATATAAAATACTATTTATTTCTATTTCAAACCAAAAAAATTGATTTAGAAACAGTTTAACATTTACATTACAACAAATATTAGCACGAACCACCAAGATAAAATGTCTTGGGCAAGCATCGCGAAACGCAATACCTCCACCGCCAACACCACCGCCGCATCTTCGGCATCGGGTCCTGTTCCGGTACCAGTTTCGTCATTACAAAAACAGCCGCACCAGCCACAACAGCCACCCCCAATGCCAACGATGTATGTTGGATCGATCGAAGGGATCGCGCGGGAAGATGAAAACAATATAAAGCCCAATTGTTGGCCAATTCAACGCCCCAACCCAAAAACGTGCTCGCCGTTCATTACCGATGAAGCGCGTTGGGCCTGGGAACACTGTGAATATGTAGAGGATCGCAAATATTCGGGAACAATGCACCAGACTCGTCTAGCCGCTTGGCGCGAAAAAAACAACTGGCACCTTCCACCAAACAAGCAAGAGCTTACAGAATTCGAGAGAACACTTGGATTCTATATGCCTCATTTTCATGAATCTGCCGCTGCTAATCCACCTATTCGCTACACAATCCCAAATTGTTATGACCGCGACATTAATTGCCGAGCAAATGCAGATGATGCTCTAACCGACCTTATGTGGTGCCTGCTTCATTCCAGATCAGAAGAATTGGCCCGATGCGCAACAGTTCGCGATTTTAAGGCGCTATTCAATAGCGTTATCAAATTGGAGTTTCCGGACTACAATGCAAGTAGTACAAGTCGTCACGGATTGCACCATATCGTCGGCCCAGAAAAGATACTCTGGCTCTTTTCGCAGAAGGCCAATGTGTTTCCTGGGTATCGTCGTCGAGGAACCCCGCGCTGGACGAAAAGACCGGATGCATACCCGCGCGATGCATCTTATACCAAGAATATGGTATTCAGTATTGGAGAAGGCGGGCGCGACGATGCCGGAATATGTGTGGTTGCGCAGATGAAAACTGCCGGCGATGACGCAAAAATTCGCTGGCTCCTTAGCGCGAAACAGATGCACGAAATGCAATGCGTGATGCTTGTTCCGGAGGGAGATTATTTTGAACGTCATTGTGATGGTTGGAGTAGCGACGGCTACGGCGATTACTAAGGTAAGGTGTGTTTGGGGTGACACGTCACCCGTGTGAATAAAAATAAAAAAATGTGTTTTTATTTTTATTTTATTTATACACGCGGCGCGACGGCGCGGCGGCACTGACAGACAAACTTACAAACTTACCTACCTGGTTGCAAATACTGAATCAGCGGGATTCAAATCGATGCGCGTGATTGGGCTTTTCTGGAATTCGTAGTGATAGCGATACAGGTTCGAAAACGCAAGAACGTTCATCATTTGCCAGGCCGCGCGTGAAATGTCGCACAATGATTCAAATGGTGCCGATGCGGCGATTGAGGACATCGCCGACATTGACTCGTGAATTGCTGCAAACAGGGTTGAATCTGTGGATGCGGTGCATTCGTCCAAATCGGGTAAAGATAACGTGCTAATGCCGAGTGATGTGCACAGGGTAATGAACTTGCATCGTAGTTCGTTTGAAGACGTCAAGAGTCGAGCGGAATGATTTTGTTCCGACGTGAAAACCTCTTCCTCTTCCTCTTCCTCATCCTCTTCCTCTTCCTCTTCCTCTTCGTGACATTCCAGCGATCCCAGATCCCGCGCATTGTCGGCATTGTCGATGTCGATGTCGATGTACCTGTCCGTATTGTCAAATGCCGTCTCGTGAAACTTCGTAGTCACGCTGGTAATGAATGCGATCGTGCGACGACAGAATCGCAGTTCCTTGAGCATGATTTCGGCGAGTGCCGCGACATTGACATTGCCCGCCTCATCCGTTTCAAGTTCGGATAGTGGAAGTTTCCCCTGTTTCACGTTTGCGCGAATCTTGATAGTATTTGAAACCAGCAAGAAACGAAGATCGTCGAGACGACTTTTCAGTTCCGGTTGTTGGCTGATGGATGCGGGATAAAGGTTTGAACGGAGAAATGCGAACATCTGGTAATCTGATTCTGAGCTGATTGACTGAGTCCAATAAATAATCATTTTAATTTTTAATCAATTTTTTTAAGTTTAAAAATTGAATATATAATATATTATTTTTGTAATAGTGTATATATTGGCTATATTGGCTATATTGGCTCAAATGCAAGTTACCCAACAACCATCAAAGAAAAAATTCTGCAAATACTGCTGGGACCGAGGTCTTCCAACTGCCGCTTGTTTCTCACATTTCGTCAAGGACCGAAAGGGTCCCGGCGGAGTTATTATTTGTCCGACGCTTTTGAGTGATGAATGTATGCGATGTGGTTTGCGTGGGCATACGCCCCAATATTGCACTTCGACGACGCCGCTTCTGACCGTCGATTACCCAGATCCGTCAGATATTAATCTGGGGCAATTTGATTTTCTTCGCCTTATTAGGTATGAGACATGGATTGAGCCCATCCCGCCGCATTTGCGCGCGGCGCACACCAAATGGAAAATATCGGCTGCATTACAGCGCCGCCGCCGTGAAATGGCCGAATCGCGATACGGTTTATGCGAAGAATATGATCCGGATATCCAAGAGGGGATGCTTGGACTGATATCGAGTCGGTGCGTTGAGGATGTTGGTGGAGTAGTAAGAACTCGTAACTTCAATGAGCCTTATTCTGATTACGAACACGAAGTTCTGACAAAATTCGAGGTTAATAATAAACTATTCGGTGAACATTTTCCGAACGGGTGCATTAATCCGACCAAACCTGAAAGGGAAACACTTCGAGACATTGTATCTGCGTCAGTTACCGTATTCTACAGTCTGACAGCAGATGAAACGACGACGACGACGACGACGACGACGACGACGAAGACATTTCACATACACCACAGCATAGATGACAGTGGGTTGGATTTGAATTTAGATTTGGATTCGAGACCGACACTGTCCAAGTTTTCGGAATCCGACTACCAAACGCGCGTTTTGGCCATACTGAATGATCCGCAACATAGACGACGTCAATGCAAATGATAAAAAATAAAAAATAGTGGTATTAAAATGGTATTTTTATTTATTTTAGACATTATTACAAGTGCGACGCTGCATATCGTCGCGAGTTGCGGATATTGGGTTGCCTGTAAAACTTCAAACGGCGTGTGTTACTTGTACAATAAATTTAAAATTCGACAACCCGAAATTAATAATACTGCTACTTTAGAGATTCTTCATGATTCGGAATACGTTGTAATAACTCGCGAAGAATATAATAGAATGAAAAGTGACATAAATGGTTTGTAGGATATAATTAAATATAGCAAAAGCACATCAATGACATCTGCCGAATACGCTGCCGCGGATCAATACATTCAATCACGGGATGTTGCAACGCTGAATGTGACCAGCGAGTTGGTTCACGAAAATTTATGGCCATTGTTTCAAAAACTGTTGTTGGCTACGACGTGTGCAGAAGATCGAAATGATTGGACTTATGCGTCCGCTTTCAAGAGCGCTCTAGAATCTATCAAAAACGAGTACAGCGTCAACAATGGAGGTATTCTGGAAGACAAGAACCTTCAGTATCGAATGTGCTTCTATTTCATATTATACATTCATCACTAACTAATCCATCCATTCCATTATTCAAATTTGAATACAGTTTGGAGTTTTAAGCATAATGACCTTGCCGGGCGTGTCGGTTCGCCGAACGTGTTTTGCAAGCAGGTAATTTACGCCGACTTCGCGCAGATTGCGAACTCCGGGTGCCGCGCGGTCTTTGACCAGCGTGGCCGCGCGGCGAATTGCGTCGGTGCTGAATACGCCAGGTTTCGCCGTATTCACGACAATCGCGTGCGCGCTGGGAAAATCTTTCAAATGGAACCACATCGCGTGCTGCGGTGCGCGTTTGACAAGTGCGTCGTTTTCGCCCTGATTTGATCCCACCCGAATTGTGTAATCGGCGTTGAACACTTCGGTATACGTTGGTGTTGGTGGTTGTGCCGGTACCCCGCCGCGCAAGCGCAGCACCAGGTGAATTGTGGCATCCTTTTGAATATTGTAATCCAGCAAGGTGCGCCCGTCTTCCAGTTGTTTTCCCGCATAAATGAGCCGTTGCTGATCCGGTGGAATGCCTTCCTTGTCCTGAATCTTCGCCTTAATCGCATCGATCGTGTCGGTCGATTCGACTTCCAGCGTAATTGTTTTTCCCGTGAGAGTTTTAACGAAGATTTGCATTTTTATTATATTATATATTATTATATATTATTTATATTTATATTTATAT